GATCCAACGCGGCCGCATTGCCCGTGAACGCGACCGAGCTGCGCGCCAGCGGCGCCTGCGTCTGAAACGCCGTTGCGCCTCCGCTCAACGTGTAGGCCGCGCGCGCCGCCGGCAACTGCGCGCGGAACGTAGCCGCGATGCCGGTCAGCGTGAAGGTGCCGCGCTGAACTGCCTCGATGGGAACGAGGCGCGGGATGGCGATTCCCGCGAGCGCGAACGCGCCGACCGTGACCGTCAGAACCGCCGTCGAGGCGACCTGGCCGGTTCCCTGCCCGACCGCCAGCCGGCCGATTGCATCGCCGCCGATGAGCATCTGCTACCCGCCCTCGCTCACACCATGATCTCTTGCGCCTTGATCAGGCCCCGATTGCCGCCGACGTCGCCGTTGATTCCCGTGCCGACGCCGGAAGCTCCGTCCGAATTTCGCAATTTGAGCACATAGGTGGTCGACGACGTCGTTCCCGGCGCGTCGAGCGCGACCGCAACTCCCGACGAGAGCGCATTCGTCACGCTGCCATCGACGCGAGAAACCCCGGGGCAGCCGAGTTGCGTCGAGCCGCGAAAGATAGCGACCATCGCGTAATTCGTGCTCGTCGGGCTATTGAGCCCTCCCGAGTTTGCCTCCACGAGCATCAGGTTCGGCGCGCTGCTCGGCGCAATCGCGACACTCAACGCCGTGTTCGAATAGGCCGCGGATGTTACGGTGGTCGGTGAGGTCGTCACCCCTATCGCGACCTGCACGATCTCGCCGGGCTTTCTGATGCCGGGGCCAAAGAGCTGAACGGTCGTCGGCGTGGTCGCGTAGGCGCCGGCCGTCGCGAGGCCCGACGCATAGTCCACATACCCGATGATGCGGATCGGCTTCGACGTCAGCGTCGCTCCCGGCGTGTATACGACCCCTGCGGACGCGGTGAGCGTCGTGTTCGCCGGCGCGGCCTCGTTCAACGGCGCGATGGCGGTCGGCGCAGCACCGCCTGTGACGCTCTGGAAGGCGCCGAGGACCACGGTGCCGCCGTTGTCGATGGCGACGATCCACAGGCGGAACGGGACGCCGTTCGCCGCGCCCATCGGGGCCCCGTTCGGCAGCGTCATCGACAACGCGGTGTTGATGAAGCGCCACACCGGCCCGCCGTTCGCCGCGGTCGGGTCGCGGAATGGAATCAGGATCGGGTTGCTGTTGCTCGGCGCGGCGCCGTTATTCCCCGTAACCGTGATGGTCAGGGCGTTCGCGGCCACCGACGCATTGAGCTGCAGGTTGATCGGGGTATCGAACCCACGCAACGGGTTGGTGAACCCGGGAATGAGGTCGCCGCCGTCGCTGGCGATCACCGGCAGATAGACTTCGGCGCTCCCCGACAGGGTGATGAGCCCGCCGGTCGTCGACTTGAAGACGCCGACGCGCGTGAGCGTCGTGCCGGCCGACGTGTATTGCCCGATGCCCAGCTCGCTGTTTGCGCCGTCCTTGATGCCGTAAAAGACGATGTCGCCGTTCGCCACCCCGGCGGAGGCGAACGTGAGATAACCCGAGACCGCCGTGCCGAGCGTAACGGTGCCGGTGCCCGTCGTCGCGGTGGTCATCCGCGCGAGATTGAAAAGCTTGATGGCCATGGGCTTACTGCAGCGTCAGGACGCCGTTCGTGGCGTCGAATTGCACCTGGAACGAGTTGCCGGCCGTGACGGTGAGCGCCGAGCCGTAGTCGTACCAGCCGATGAGGTTGCCGCCCGCGGCCGTCGCGTTGTAGAGCACGACGTAGCGGAAATTCGCGATGCTGGAGCCCGTCGCCGTGAACGTTACGTTGTTGAGCTTGAGCGTATAGAGCCCGCCCGACTGGGCGCTCGACACGAGCGTCGCCTGCGCGCCGCCGGCCACGTAGCCGTTGCCGGCGGCGATCTCGACGATGTTGGCGAAAACGGTATTCGTCGCGACCGGCGCCGTGTTGGTCAGTGCGACTTTCAGCGTATCGCTTCCGAGGTTGTGGACCTTGTTGGCGACGTCCGCGACGAATTGGTTGAACTTGTTGAAGGAGGCCATGGGTCAAGTCCCGTTTGAAATGATCATCTATGCCCGTCACCCCGAGGGCTCGCACCTGAGGAGGACGGGTCTTGCTTGAGCCGCGCCCTAAATCGGCTCGATATGGCTCACCCGGCCCGCCGCATCGCGCACGATGCGCATCGGGCGCGGCGCGGCCGCCGCGGCCGGCGCCGGCGGGTTGAGCGCCGCGAGCCTGGCGATCAGCCCGTCGAGATCGACCGGTTGCGGCTGCCCGTCCGGGCCGGGCCCGCCCGCGACCGACGCCGCCGTCTTGAGCAGGTCGACATGCGCCTTGCGCATCTCCATCTGGTGCGCCTCGGCCTTGAGCCCGTGCTCCATCGCGGCGAGCGCCTTCTGGTGCTCGAAGCGCTGCTGCTCGAGCGCGAGGCCGGCCTGGGTCTTCGCCGCCTCGTGCGCCGCATCGGCCTGCGCTTTCGCGCTCGTGAGCTGGATCTGCCCCTGCGCCTCGTGCTGCACGGCCTGCGCCCTCATCGCGTCGGGATGCGGCGGCGGCTCGATCGGCGCTGCGGCCGGATCCTGCGGGTTGGGCGGCGCCGCCGGATCGGTGAAGAATTCGTCGGCATTCTTGAAGCCGGCGAGCCGCGCCAGGTGAACCGCCGAGTTGTGCAGGTTGCGCCGCGACACCAGGCCGACGCCGATCGCCTTCTCTTGCGCGGCCACGATCATGTTCATCATGCCGAGCTGCTGCTGCTTGCTCCCCGAGCCAAGCCCGACATGCACCGTGAGATGATCGCGCTTCTTCCATTCGCGTGGGTCGATCGTGACCCATTGCGTGCGCAGCTGCACGGTCTGCCGCGCCTGCCCGTGCTTACGGATGACCTCGTGCAACAGCCCGAACAGGTCCTTGATGCCGGTCTCGGCAAAAATGCGCGCGATCAGCCTGATCTTCGCCTGCGCGGCCGTAAACACCTGGTTGACCGCGGTCGCGGTCTGGTTCGCCAGCGCGTCGGCGTCGATCCCCTGCCCCTGCCGCGTCACCCCGGTGCGCCACTCGCGCATCGCGTCCATGTATTCCATCACCGGAAACGCTTGCCCGGCGATGGACGGCACGACCTGCCAGTTGAGCCCGCCCGGCTGGCGCGTGCGCACGATGCCGCCCGGCCGCGACACCAAAAGATCGTCGAGCGTCTCAGGTCCGGCGAACTGCTCGGCAACCTCGACGCGGGGATTGTTGGCGAGATAGACGTTGTCGAGCACGCCGCGCAGGATCGCGGTCTTGATGCGCTGGATGTCCATCACGAGGTCGGCGAGCGAGCGGCCGAAGAAGCGATGCGTCTGGATCACCGGCGTCATCGCGGCGAACGGAATGTCGTCGAACGCGACGATGTCGGGCTTGCCGTCCTTGGTCAGGATATCGCCTTGCTGGCCGCCGGTGCGGACCTTATAGAGGCACGCCTTGCCGTCGCCCTCGTAGTCCATGCGGATGTAGTGCTCGGTCGTCTCGATGCGCCGCGCCGCCTGGTTGCCCTCGTCGCCGGTGTATTCGTATTCGTTGACGGTGTCGCGCTGTACTTCTTCGAGGTTGGTCAGCGCCGTGTAGGTCGGCAGGCGCTTCACCTGCTCGGGGTCGTATCCTTCCGCGATCAGCCGCGCCTGCTGGGTCACGATCTTGTGGAAGCAGTAATCGCAGTCGCGCAAGCTACGCGCGTTGCGGCTGATGCCGAACTCCTCGGGCGGCACCGCCTCGACGCGCGCCTGCGCGGCGTCCTTCGCGCGCACGCATTCGACGTCGTGCAGCAGCGGCCAGCCCGGCGGCAGATCTTCTCCGGCGGGCGGCGCCAGCGCGGGCCGCGCCGTGTGCGCCGCGATCTCGATATCGGGATCGGCCGTGAGGATCGCGAAGGCGTCGTCGGTCAGGTCGTAATAGGTCTCGCGCTCCTCGAGCGTCCTGGTCTCCCACCACACTTTGACGATGCCGGTCTTCGACAGCAGCGCGTCCTTGATGAAGCTGTAGAGGATGAGAAAGCCGGGATTGAGCTGGAGGAAGACGTGATTGACGTAGTCGGTCTCCTGCTCGGCCGCGGCGGCGTCGTTCGGGCCGACCGGCGCGAACTTCACGATCTCGTCGCCGGCGCAGAAGATCTCCATCAGCGCCGGCATGATGCCTTCGACCGTGTCGGCGACGTCGGTCGAGACCGCCTGACTGCGCCCCTCGGGCACCGGCATGTCCTTGTCCATGTCGCCGAGGTAGTAGTCCATCGCGTCGGAGCGCTCGGACGAGAGCCGCGAGGCCGCGATCGCGGCGAGTGCATCGTTGCGCTCGGACTCCAGCAGCGCCTTGAGCTCGGTAAGCGACATCTTGGCCATGGGCGTATCGGCTCGCTTTGCAAACGCCGGCGGCGCGCGTCGGGAATACGGCGCGCGCTGCGGCTTCGGATTGCGGTGTTGGGCCGTAGGCGCAGGGGTCGCGCCGAAAGCAAAAGCGCCCGGCGGCATGAAGCTCCGGGCGCGAGAAAGGCAGACTAGGATTTATGCCTTCGCCGAATTGCCAGAAAAACACAAGTGCGAATGACGTTATCCCTGCCTATTT